TTTCACCCATTCTGTACCATTGAATCTGTACTGTATTCCTGTGTTAAGATTGGTAACATAATGTTGTGTAGAATCAGGATCTGATGCATCAAAGACTTTTCTCCACCTGCTTTCAGCACTGCTATATTCAATAATATCACCTACGCTTGCCACAAGTGATCCCCATGTTGAACTTTGCACAGTTGCAGTTGAGTCACCTATTTGATCTATTATTAGATACCTATCTCCATTGCTAGGAGTTCCCGGTGCAAATGTCAACGGATTAATTATTTTTTTCACTCCTGTCAGTGTGTTTGCCGGAATTGTGTCTTGGTCAATGTCGTAAAGTAATATTGTATCATCTAATGTTGTTGTGGCAATAGTTCCGATAATTTCATTGCCGTTTGGTTGCGTCAATCTGATTTGTGAAGTACCGTTTGTTACAACGCCATACTGTTCTAACAATACTTTCCAGTTCACAGCAGGTCCAAATGTTTCGAAAGGGTCAGCCAGTCCTGGGTCTCTAGCTCCTGTATAGAAACCATCCCCACCTGACTTAACATTTACCCCTGTTGTTCCCAACAGTCTTAATTGATTGCCTGACACCAACAATCCAAAATTGTTTGGCGTGATGAAACTTCTCGATAGCAGAGATCCGTCTATCAATCCTTTTGCTATGCCACCATCATCTTCGTACACACTCATTATAATTTTCTGCACCACACCCAGTTTTTTCACTTTTACCGGTGGTGACAACCAAATTGGCATTGAAAAAGTCATTGATGCAACATCTATCTCTGATTCTGCTCCCACCGGAATGGTCCTCGAACTGAATGTTATTCCTGTGAGTTCAACATAACTCAAACTTGTCCAATCTATGTAATTGTCAGATTTTTGAATTTCAAAATCTGGATTGAACAAATACAAAATTTGTTCTAAAATTTGCAATTTTTGGTCTGTGTTTGAAGAAAAAATATCTGCTGTTACCTCTAATCTAAAAGGCGATGGCATAACTTTTTCAATAGTATATCCTGCTCCTAGCTGATTAGTGTAATTGCCATCAGCATCAACTCCCCTTTCTTTCAAATGCTGTTTCTCTATGTGATAAGGATTTTGCATTCTTTCCCTATCATAGTTCAGTTCTCTCACATAACAAGCAATTTTTGGTGCATAATTTAGTGCGTTTTCACTATTGTTTCTAATTATGTTTGCAACCTGTCTTGTAGGATCTCCATAAATTACAGGAACAGCTCTTAATGTTATTTGATCATCTTTTCCTTTTCCTGTTTCAACAGAAAAATTACTCAATATTCGAATAAATTGAGTTAAGAATTTCCTAATCTGTCCTTCGTAAAAATGTAGCATTCTTAATTGTCAGCCTTTGGTTTCAATGCATTGGTTAATGATTGTCTTTGTTCTGTTGTTAAACCATTTATCGTATCTGTGGTGGTGTTATTCACAAATCCGGTTTTGTAGTTTGCCCTCGAATCGTTGTTCGTCATGTTAATTCTTACAGAATCTTCAATTTTTACCCACCTGTTGCCGTCATATCTAAACAACCTATTTGGTAGAAAATCAGTTCTTAAGAAGTAGTCGCCTTTGTCTATGTTTGAGTTTGGAAAAGATATGCCGAATCCAGCAGGATGACCGTTTGGTGCAACACCATCGCCGTCAAGATAAAAACCATAGTGTGATGCCGCCGGTGTGTCGATTACGGCGTTTACAGTTTTATCAGTGCTTACCCTTTGATCTGCTGTGTTTACATTGTCAGTCCTGATGTTGCCCCTCTCATCGATTGGTGCAACATAATATTGCTTGTAATTAAAACCAGACTTAGGAGCATCTGCTTCCGCCTGTGCAACAATTTGATCATTAATGGTTTTTTCTCTGTTAAAAGTAGACATGTAATTGGCAAGAGAACCCTCTGTTGTTGCATCTCCGACAATATCTCTGTATTCCTGTGAATCAACTAAGGATTTCATTTTTAATCTTAACAAATGCGGCCACCATGTCTGTGAAAAACCTTCGGCGGCTCTATTTACATCTTCAACAACATAATATCTTTTCAGGGCAATAGGTATGCTTTCATCTAATGAAAAATCGTCTTTCATGTGTGGGAACTCTATCACGTCACCTGACATTGGCTTCCTGCCAATTCTTTCTACTATGTCATTAAGATGAACAGTTAAAAATAATGTATCGTTCTGTAGGAACATTCCAAACTGTGACAAGTTAAAGTCGGCATCTTGTACATTGTATATGCCCCTTACTATGTAGATATCACTAGCATATTTCCTGTCCCTGTTCTCTAAAAATAACAAATCTTGAATTGTCCTTTCGTTTAGACTGTCGCCCGAATACTGAGGCAAAGTTGGACTTGCGTCGCCGTCTTTATTAGTACTACCTTGATCATATGGCCCTAAATATTTGTGGAAGTGTAGGTCAGTTCCACCCACAGTGAACATCTCCTTGATGTTGCGATCAAAGAACTTGTAGTCATTGCCCTTCTCTGGCTTGAAAATGGATAATCTTGGCATATCACACATATTTATTGCACAGGCAAAGGCTATAAATATGTGTATGTCAGAACTACAAACAGGTCAACAAGAGATATTCGATTACGTGAAAAATAACCTCGGTGAGGGCATGATCGACGTCGAATTAGACCCAAAACACTACCAAACGGCACTGGAAAGAGCCGTAAATAAATTTAGACAGAGATCATCAAATGCTGTCGAAGAATCTTATGCTTTTCTAGAACTAAAGAAAAATCAAAACACATATATCTTACCGGATGAGATTATAAATGTAAGGAACTTGAATAGAAGGACAGTAGGATCAAGAACAGAAGGTGGAGAAGGTGGTACATTATTTGAACCTTTCAACCTAGCATACACAAACACATATCTTTTAAGGGCAGGTGCAACAGGTGGCTTGGCCACTTACTACGCCTTTGCTTCATACCAGGAATTAGTGGGTAAATTGTTTGGAAGTTTCATACAGTTCCATTTTGATGTAGCAACTAAAAAATTAACAATCACACAAAGACCCAGAGCAGATAACGAAACTGTCCTAATGCACACCGACAATTTTAGACCTGACATAACACTGTTCAAGGACATATATGCCAAGCCATGGATCAGAGATTACACCCTCGCTGTGTCAAAAGTTATGATAGGAGAAGCAAGGGGAAAGTTCAATACCATTGCAGGTCCACAAGGTGGCACTTCACTGAACGGTGACGCTTTAAAAAGTCAAGGACAAGCCGAGATGGAGAAACTAGAAGCAGAGATAGGAAATTACTCAGAAGGCGGCACTCCCCATAGTTTTGTTATTGGTTAATTCAAAATTTTTTTCATTTAAATAAAAGTGTCATGACAGATTCTAGTTACAAAAGATATAAAGATTGTTCCATCGATGAATTAGAAGAAATTGTTAACGATCTTGAGAATGTTGCAATAGCCGCACTCAAAAGCAAAAAATTAGATATGAGGAAAACCATACTCGGTGCGGTAAAAGAAGCAAAATCAGAGATTGAAAAAAGACTCAAAAAAAAATAAAACAAAGAATTAACACCGCTTTATGTTTTCCAGTAAATACGTAGGATGACAACATCATTAGGAGAATATTTTGTAAACAGATGCTTGGAGGCCACCACCCAAACTGACCCATGGCCTTATGCACAATTCCCAGATGCCTTGCCTGCTGATAGTTTCGACAAATTAAAAAAGTCCATAGTAAACATTGACCGAGACAGGTTGAAAAATTATAACAATAAAGACACTGACAGGACAAGTTTCACAAGGGATGATTTCCCTTCATTCAAAGAGTTCAACGATTCAACCAGTCAATGGAGGAAAGTACATAGCGATCCCAAAACAGGTGCGTTGGGACAATTTGCCCAATGGATAGATAAAATATACAAAAATAATAATACTCTACACGCTCCAATATACCTATATCCAGCACAGTGGAAAGACTGGGGCATAGATTTTATAGACGAAATCCAAGAGATTGGTCAGGCAGTGCTGGACAATGCCAGAGCTCTGTGTGATAAATTTCCACACTACCATTGGCATGAAAAAAGAGGTCTAAACGTTCATATAAAAGTGGATCCACCGGCACCTTTTGAATATTACATTCATACCGATAATATTTTTAAAACTTGGACTTCTATAATCTACATCGATCCCGATGAAAACTTAGGAACAGCAATGTACACTGCTAAAGAAGGAGTTATAGCAAGACAAAAGCACACCGGCAACCGGACATCTAATCCAGAAGATTTCAATTTTATAAAAACATTACCATGGAAACCCAACACACATTTCACCTTCTGCAGTGACCTTGATCGAACCTGGCATAGTTATTCAAATCCGTCAGACCAAATGAGGTTCACTTTGTGTATGTTCCAAGGAAAATTTAAAGCAGATGGCGGATTTTTCATAGAGGACAAAAATAAACCAATAGTTAATAAATGGGCTGGTTTAACTATTGACCCTGCTAGTAAAAGATAGTATAATCTATAAATGCTTATAGGAATAGTAGGACTAATAGGTTCTGGTAAAGATACCGCGGCCGAACATTTGGTTACACAACACGGTTACATAAGGGACAGTTTTGCAAAAAGTTTGAAAGATGCAGTAAGTGCCATGTTCAACTGGGACCGAGAAATGCTGGAAGGCAATACAGAATCAAGTAGACACTGGAGAGAACAACCAGATACATTCTGGAGCGAAAAATTCGGTAAGCCTGTTACTCCAAGATGGGTGTTACAGCATTTTGGCACTGAAGTGATGCGTGGCAACATGTATGATTCTATCTGGGTAGACAGTTGCATAGGTAGATATAAAGGACAAAACACTGTAATTTCAGACACAAGATTTCCCAACGAAGTAAAAAAGATCAGAGAACATGGTGGCATAATAATACTGGTTAAAAGAGGTGCAGATCCAGAATGGTTTACAAATTATGTAGAGGGTAACATAGAGCCTACAGGAATACACAGTTCTGAATATGCCTGGGCAAAAGAAGAATTTGATTATGTAATTGAAAATAACGGCACAAAAGAACAACTATCAGCAAAGATAGATGAATTACTCGTCAGCAACAAGATCCCCTACTCTCCATCCAAGTCTTCTGACGCCGCTTAACCGCTGGCAGTTGGCGCAGACAGTTTTTAAATTACTAGACAAAGTATTTCTCATATTTCCGTCCACAAACAGCACATCTAGTTGGGTTTGATTCTGTGCCTTAAATCCACAAAGTTCGCACTTTTTCTTCTTCCTGTATCCTGAACGCTGTAAGGGTGTGATGCCACCTATCTTTTTGCCTGCTTTTTTTCTATTACAGGAGTCACAAAGGCTTCGCCAGTATATCTTGATGCCCTTGCGATAAGCATACGCCCTTGGCTTGGCTTTACATAACTTGCATATAGGCCTATTTCTGTACGACATATGGTTATTTACGTTGCCTATATAGGTACCTAAAAAATAGCAAGTTATATCGTAAAAACCATACGATTGAATAAATAACTCTAGTTACGTACAACTTGCAAGGAGAATACGAAAAATGGCAACATTGACATCACCAGGAGTAGAGGTTTCAGTAATAAACGAAAGTTTTTACGTACCATCAGATGCGGGTACTACACCTCTTTTTATAGTAGCATCAGGACAAGATAAGCAAAACGGAGCAGGCGACGGCACGGCATCTGGCACAACCACTGCACAGGCTAACACTGCTTTCTTAATCTCATCTCAAAGAGAATTAACAGAAACATTCGGAGATCCGAAATTCTACACTGACACTTCAGGAAATTCATTAAATGGTTATGAATTGAATGAATACGGTTTACAAGCGGCATACTCATTCTTAGGAGTTGCCAACAGAGCTTTCGTTTTAAGAGCTAACGTAAACACATCAGAATTAGTTGGAAGTGCATCGGCACCGACAGCTAGACCAACAGACGGAACATACTGGTTTGACCTTGCATCAAGCTCTTATGGAATATTTGAATGGTCACAAACTAATCAAATTTTTACAGCAATCACGCCAATTTTAATCACTTCAGTAGGTGACCTGGTAGGAAACAGTTCAACAGCGTTTCCTAAAACATCAATTGGTTCGCAAGGTGATTATGCAATTAACACTACACACGTTACAAACAAGATATACAAAAAGACTGCAAGTAACACATGGGTACATGTTGGATCTCAGGCATGGCATAATTCACTTCCTGTGTTTACAGTGGCCTCTGGAACAACAGTAACAAATTCTGCCACTATGGTGATTAATGGCACAACTGTTACAACAGGTGGCACAGCTTTATCAGACGTTGCAACAGCTATCAACACATCAAGTGACGGTGGCGATGGAGCGGCATTGGCAGGTATATCTGCATCAGTAAACTCAGTAACAGGAAACCTTGAAATATTCCACAACGGTGGGGCATTTGGTGACTCTTCAGCAGGTGACAACACTATCAGAATAGAGGAAGGTTCAGGACTTTTAGCAGAACTAGGAATAACAGCAGGAACTTACAATGGAGTTAAATTTTTACAAGCGGCACACACTAGCAGACCAACTTGGAAAACAGCAGACGAAAACAGACCTAACGGTTCAGTCTGGTTCAAGACAACTTCAGCAAACTCAGGTGCGAACATTGTTGCAAAACTATACAGCTCGGCTAGCGGAAGTTTCTCAACTGTAAGTGCACCATTACACGCAACACATCATCAAGCGATATTCAAATTAGATGCCGCGAATGGTGGAACAGCGTTATCAGCTGGTGACTTATACACCCAGTTCAACATTACAGAACAGACTATAGACGGACAAGCAGACACTACAGGAAACGTAGGTGATTTCCAATTATTCAGATACGAAGGTGGAAAAACTGTTATACAGTCAAAAACAACAAATCCAAGCTTCACTGCAAACGAAACATTCACAGTAAGAGAATCATTGAAAAATCAAGAAGCATTAGACACTGCCAAAACGGTTACTATGATTTCTGGAGATGGTTCAACACTAGGTGACGCGGAAGACTTCGTGACTGCATTTACAACTGCAGGATTTACAAACTTGAAAGCAGAAGTTATCGGTTCAGGAGAATTCAAAGGTGCGATTAAAATCACTCACGAGTTAGGTGGTGAATTTAGAATGAATAATACAAGCGGTACACCACTTGATGACGCAGGATTCGGTACAGGATCTGCACACAGCTATGGTGGCTTCACTGCAAACAGCTCTACTTTAGTAGACAACTTATACGTTGCACCTGCAGGTGATTCAGAAGACTCAACAGTGGGTAATGAAGTAGCGGCAAGTAACTGGAAAAGATTAAGTTACACAGCTT